AGACGATGAAGATGTAAAAACATCTAATAATATTTTAGAAATTAGAAATGGTAAAATAGTTAGGGGTGTATTTGACAAAAATGTTTTAGGCGATACAACAAGAGGATTATTACATAGAATTACAAATGACTACAATAATACAAGATCTTATAAATTTGTAGATGATTTCCAAAATATAATTACTGAATATATGAAATTAAGAGGTTATAGTGTAGGTATTAGTGATTTGATAGCTGATAAAGATACAAATGATTCAATTACAAAAGCAATTACGCAAAAAAAAATAGAAGTAAAATCATTAATTGATGAAATTCATTTGGGAATTTTTGAAAATAAAACAGGCAAATCTAATAATGAAGAATTTGAATTAAAAGTTAATAATATATTAAATAAAGCATCATTTGATGCTGGTAAAATTGGTAGACAGAGTTTAAATGTTAATAATAGATTTGTAACTATGGTAAATGCTGGTTCAAAAGGTAGTGATTTAAATATATCACAAATGATTTCTTGTTTAGGACAACAGAATGTTGATGGAAAAAGAATTCCATATGGGTTTGAAAATAGAACATTACCACATTATTGTAAGTTTGATGATTCACCAGAAGCCAGAGGTTTTGTTGAAAGTTCTTTCATATCTGGGTTGAGACCTGATGAATTATTTTTCCATGCTATGGGTGGTCGTGTAGGTTTAATTGATACTGCTGTAAAAACATCAACCACTGGATATATTCAAAGAAGATTAATTAAAGCATTAGAAGATTTAATGGTTGGATACGATATGACAGTTAGAAATAATAAATTTGTAGTAATTCAATTCAAATATGGCGATGATGGATTTGATCCTGTAAAAATAGAAACACAAAATATTGAATTTGTATATAATTCAATTGAAGAAATTTATACACATTATCAAATGCCAGATGATAGTACCAAAAATTCTATTTATGAAACTTTATATACAAAAGATACATACAAAAGATTTAAAAAACAAAGAGAAGAATTGGTTATTAAAACAAAAAAATATATTGATTACATTTTAGATATGAGAAAAGAAATTATTGAAAATACATTAGAAAATATACATAAAACATCTGTTAATGTTGCTGTATCGTTTGTTAATATTTTAAATAATATTGCTGGTTATCAAGAAGATAATACAATTTGTGATATTACACCATTAGAAATATTTGAATTATTAGAAAAAACAATGGATAAATTAGAGCTAATGGTCTATAATAAACCTACAAATTTATTTAAAACACTATATTATTATTATTTAAGTCCGAAAACTTTGTTATTAAAGAAAAAGTTAACAAAAAAAAATATTGTTTATTTACTTGATATGATTGTATTATATTATAAAAAAGCTCTTATTACACCCGGTGAAATGGTTGGTATGATTGCTGCACAGAGTATTGGTGAACCAACTACACAATTAACTTTAAATACTTTTCATTATGCTGGTGTTGCTTCAAAATCTAATGTAACTCGTGGTGTTCCAAGAATTGAAGAAATTATGACACTTTCTGAAAATCCTAAAAATCCATCTTGTACTATTTATTTAAAAGATAATGATAAATATGACCAAAATATTGCAAAAGATTATATTTACAGTTTAGAACATACAAAATTAGCTAGCTTAGTTGAATATTCGGAAATATATTTTGATCCAAATGATAGTTCAACAATTGTCTCTAATGATATTGATTTGAATAATTTTTATAATGAATTTGAATCTATGTTAGATGAATGTACTACTAAAATTGATGAAAAAGAAAAATCTAAATGGATTATTAGATTTGTATTAAATAAAGAAAAAATGTTAGATTCAAATATTAACATGGAAGAAATTGATTATGCAATTAAAGAATCATATAATAATGTTTTGTGCATGTTTAGTGACTATAATTCTGATAATTTAGTATTTAGAATTAGAATGACAAAAGCTATTGATAAGAAAAAAACTAAACAACAATCATTAGATCAATCTGATGAATTATATGTATTGAAAAATTTACAACATGATATATTAAATAATTTAGTTGTTAGAGGTGTCAAAAATATTTCAAAAGTTATTATTAGAAAAATCACAGATAATCTTGAATTTATTGATGATTCTTATAAAAAAAAGGAAATATGGGTTTTAGATACAGTTGGAACGAATTTAATGGATATTTTAAGTTTAAATTTTGTTGATAAAACTAAAACATATTGTAATGATATTCAAGAAATTTATAATGTATTAGGTATTGAAGCTGCTAGACAATCTATATTTAATGAATTTTCTGAAGTAATTGAATTTGATAGCACATATATTAATTACAGACATTTGACAATGCTAGCTGACAGAATGACATATACTGATAAAATGATCTCTATATTTAGACATGGTATTAATAATGACAATATTGGTCCAATTGCAAAAGCTTCTTTTGAAGAAACACCGGAAATGTTTTTAAAAGCAGCTAGACATGGTGAATTAGATAATATGCGTGGTGTATCTGCTAATGTAATGTGTGGACAAGAAGGTTATTATGGAACTTCTTCATTTAATGTATTATTAGATAACGATGAACTCATGAATAAAGACTCATATATTAATGATGATGAAAACAAAGAATTAATAAGTAATGATGAAAAAATTGAAAAAGAATTCAATAAAAATATTGATTACAATAAAGAATGTTCATTTGAAAATTTACATATGAATGATATTGATCATATAAAAGAAACTGATTATGGATCAGATAATGATTATAATGTATTTTAATATAAATATATAAAAATTATATAAAATAATAATATTTTATTATTTAAATGTCAATATGTTCATTCAAATATATTTATTTATACCTTATTAATAAACATAAAACAAAATTTTCTAGTATTCATTTAACTTGTAAATTAATAAACAAAATACATAATTATAATAACAAATATGTTTTTTATAAAAATTTGTATGAAGAAAAATCTATATTGATTAACAACAAATTATTATTAAAATTATTTGAACAATCACAAAAAATTTTTTTTACTTTACATTATAATATTCATAAATACAAAACTTCTTATTATATTAGTAACAATAAATATGATTTAAATTATGATGAAATTTCTTTTTTTCATAATAATGTGTACAAATTATATTATAACAAAGTTACTTATAATTTTACAATTAATGATATTGTTATGTTAATTAAACATAATATATACAATTATGAAGAATTAAATAACAATGACAACAAACCATTATCTATTATTATTGATCCAAAATATATTAAAAATCCTTATACTAATATTGATTTTAATATCAACGATTATTATAATATTTATATATTTCTCAAAAAAAATAAAAAAGTTCCATTAATTTATGAATTGTTTTTTAAATCTAATTTTAATATTTTTAGTTTGAATATTACTAACTCTAATTACATCGTAAATAATACTTTTAAAATTTATATTAAAAATATAGAAAAAAATAAAAAAAAAATTTATATTAAATATATTATTATATTGTTAATTAAATTTTATCAAAATTATATTACAAAACAAACATATTTTAATCATAAATTAAATAATATTGTTAACAATGTTGATTCATTTTTACAAAACGAAGTTATTATTGATAGTAGATTAGATAATTTAATTGAATCTAATTTAAATTTATTTGATAATAATATTTATTTATATTTGTTATTCAATTATTATAGTAATAATTCTAAAAATTACAAAAATAAGGTTCATTACAAATTAACATTAATTAATAATCTAATACATGACAATAATATCAATTTATTAAAATATATATTAAATACTAATAATATTGAATATGTTAAAATTTTTTTAACTAACAATATTTCTAATATTTTTGAAATAGAATTAAATAATTATATCATTAATAATAACAACAATAACAACAATAATAACAACAATAACAACAATAATAATAATAATAATAACAACAATAATAATAATAACAATACCAATAACAATAATTTAAGTTATTTATTAGATATTGTTTATAATAGTATTGATTCATACGTGTCTGATAATAATTATGTTGATTTATATTTAAAAAATATAAATAAAATATTTAATTTTTTTTATTGCTTGACAATGATTGGTAAATTTTTATTGTTTCTGGTATATTTTTCAGACTTGTTTCATTAATTATGGGTTGTTATGGGCATATTCATATTTTTTTACACAAACAAATGACTTAATTTATTTCAATTAAATTTTAATAAAAATAAATTAAGTTATTCATACTATATATATGATAATTATTAAATGTTTAACAATATTATTGTTTAATATTCAAAGTTATATATTGCCTAATATATATAACACCATAAACCGTATAAATAATTTTGAAAATCCAATTTTATTATTATCTTTACAAAAAGATATAAATGAAACATATAATTCATCATTTGATAATGTAAAATCTATTGAATATGATGAAGAACAAGATTTATGGATTTTAGATTTAGAATTACCTAATTCTGAATTATCAGACATTGAACAACATGATGATTTTCCTTCTTTTAATGAATTTTTGAAAAATAGAAAAAAAAATGAACAAGCTTTAGTTCGTCAATATTTTGAAAAATCTCATATAAGAGAAATCAATGATATGGAATCAAAACATTTAACTATCTTAACGCATTCTGAAACAATAGAATGGTCAAAAATATGGATATATGATATGATTAATTCTGGTTCATCTGATAATTTTCCAAAATTTATATATGATAATATATATGATATGAGAGAATTATGTAAATCTAATACTGATAAAATGTTTTTTTGTATTGCTTATATACCTAATGGTTCTATATATGGACCACATTATATCGGATTATTTGAATTAAATACTATAAATAGAGAATTACATACACATATGATTGTGCAAAACCCTAATTATTTTATATTAGATAATGAAAAAGATACATTTAATAATTATAAAAAAGAATTAATATATATTACTAGCAAAGCTGATATATCTTTTAAATATGATATGTTGAAAAATATTCCCCAATGTGAAAGATATTATTTATCTTGGTTATATAATGATATGTAATTAATTTTTTATAAAATTATAAACAGAATACATCAAATCATCATAATATGTATTATTTATAAATAAGCTTGTATTTGTTTCTTCATTTCCATTTACAATCAAAATTTTGCTTTTTTTTATTTCTTCAATATCATTCAACCAATATTCATGATAAGCATGACAATTTTTTAAATATTCATATGATATATCTTCTCCTAATCTATTTCTTTTTATAATTCTATTTTCGCAAATCTTAGGTGATGTTCTAATATAAACCGTTTTTATATCTTTTACTATATCATCAAATTCATCAAACCATAAATTATAAATTTGCCATTCTACATCATTCATTTTTTTATCTGAAAACAACATTTTTGCAAAAACATTTCTATCAGTGTATATTGATCTCTCTGTAATAATTATGTCATAATTTTTTTTTAATGCTTTTTTTAATATATTTAATCTACTTATATAAGCCATCATTTGAAATGCAAAAGCATATTTTTCATTATCTTTATAATATTTTTGAATAATATTTTCGTTTGATTCTTTGTCTACTATTTTTTCCCATTCTTTTACTGGTTCTTGGAGGAAACAAATTTTGTAATTATTATTTTTTTTATTACAATACTCTTCAAAATTATTTTCAAAATATTTTACAATAGTTGATTTTCCTGACCCAATATTACCATCAAATGATAATATAATCGGTGACATAATAATTTATATATGTTTATAATATAAATTATTATATTCTTCAATTTTTTTTTATATATAAAAAAAGAATTAATATTTTAAATTTCAGAGTAGCATAAATAAGCAGATTGTTTTTTAAATACTGGTGTAGAAAATTTACGAACAACAAATCTATAAAACAAATAACAAGTTCTCTTAATTAATAGTTTAAATTTTTTAAATGATTGTAAAGAATCAATTAGACCATTTGGTTCATTATTATAAAACATAGTATACTTATTGTAAATATAAAACAATTTTTAATATTTATCATTTATTATTTATAATTTATAATTTATAGTTATATATTATATATGAAAAGTAAAAAAATAAATAAAAGAAAATATGTGAGAAAAAATACAATAAAAAAACTTAATAAAAAAACAAAAAGGGGTAAATATAGTAAAAAACAAATCAAAACTAAAAGATTTAGAAGAAAAGGAATGATAAGAAAAATGAATAATATTTTGCGAAAGAAAAAATCGATGTGGTTAACTGGGGGTGGAGCACGTAGTTCTAAGCCACGAGTCTTCCCTATTATGGAACCGCCGGAGTCGGCGATGGTGGCGGAGACGGCGGAGGAGGCGGCGGTGGAGGCGGCGGTGGAGGCGGCGAGGGAGGCGGTGAGGGTGGT